CATGCTAATTCTGATGTATATAGTAATCTTTTCTTAATCCTTAAAAACAAAGATTTTAAAAAAATGAGATCATGGGTAGTAGAAAACATTGATACAGATGCATCTTCTATATTCAGAGGTTTATATGATAGAATGAATGAATCTGTATCTCCTACCTTTATACCACAATTAGTTTTAATATTAGCCGATTATCAATATAAAAATGCTTTTGTTGCTGATACTGAATTAAACATAGTTGCTTGTATGACTGAGATAATGTCAAATATAGAGTTTAAATAATGAATCCATTTACATATATTAATTCTATTAATTATACTAAAAAAAATATAATAGTAGATGACATAACAGAAAAAGATTACATTCCTTTTATTGTTAACAGAACTTTATCTTATTTCCCTGATACTGTATTAATGGCAAATGAGATGAATCGGTACCCACACTTAGACAAACTTCTACAATTTCAATTTCTTATAAATATAGTTAGAAAAAGAAAAAGGTTTTCTAAATGGTTAAAGCCTATTTCAGAAAGTGATATTGAAGCAGTCAAAGAATATTATGGTTATAGCAATCAAAAAGCACGCCAAGCTTTGTCTCTTCTCTCACCTGAAAAAATAGGAATAATAAAAAAGAAAGTGAATAAAGGTGGAAGAAAATAACATAGTAGAATGGACTCCAGATTCAATGTTGGAGGTCGTTTTAAACGAACCAGATGATTTTCTAAAAGTTAGAGAAACATTAACAAGGATTGGAGTAGCATCTCGAAAAGATAATAAGCTTTTTCAAAGTTGCCATATACTTCACAAACAGGGTCGATATTTTATCGTGCACTTCAAAGAGCTCTTTCTTTTAGATGGAAAAAAATCTAACTTAGAAGAGAATGATGTATCTAGAAGAAATACTATTGCACAATTAATGAG